GAAAAAAGGGAACAAGAAAATGTTCCGTAAGGGTGCCAATCGTACCCACAAACTAAACCTACCGCGCACTACCATGCGCGGCGGCATTAGACTGTAAAAAAAAGAGGTCATAACAATGCCGTGTTATAACCCCTTGGTAGGATACAAGTCGAAGCTTGTAAACCAGTCTGGTAAGCGTAGCATTGTATTCAATGCAATGGAATCAATTTGTCCCGATGAGCCCTTGAACCTGCCCTGCGGGCAGTGTATAGGTTGCCGTCTTGAAAGATCACGCCAGTGGGCTGTTCGGTGTATGCATGAAGCTTCGTTGCACGTTCATAATAGCTTCATAACTTTGACGTATGCTCCAGAGTATTTGCCTAAAGATGGCTCTCTTGTAAAAAAAGATTTTCAGGATTTTATGAAACGTCTCCGTTTTCATTCGGAGGATGTCGGTTCGTCTCTTAAACAGCATTTGTTGACCGCTGGTGAAAAAGTTCGCTTTTTCATGTGCGGCGAATATGGTGATCGTCTAGGTCGTCCTCATTATCACGCTTGCCTTTTTGGGTTGGACTTTGGAGATTTGAGATATTTAAAAACAGTAAACGGTTTTAAATATTATACATCAAAGACGCTGGAAGCTCTTTGGGAAGGTAAAGGCCATTGTGTTGTTGGTCGTGTTACTTTTGAATCTGCTGCGTACGTTGCCAGGTATTGCACTAAAAAAGTTACTGGCGAAGCGGCAGCAGATCATTATAACGTGGTAGACTATTCTACAGGTGAAATCCTTCTGGAACGCATTCCTGAATATACTACTATGTCTCGTCGGCCTGGTATTGCTCGTGAGTGGCTTAATAAATTTAGCAGTGACGTATACCCTTCTGACGAGTGTGTGGTTCGGGGTGTGGCTCAACGCCCACCAAAATATTATGACCGAATGTTTGAAATTTCTTGTCCAGAGACTATGGAGGCGATAAAAGATAAGCGCTCCCTGCAAGGTAAAGCGCGCGCTAGTGACAACACTCCCGCTCGCCTCCGTGTCAAGGAGAAAGTGTTACAATCGAAATTCAAACAATTAAAAAGAGGATTTGAGAAATGCTAAAGATGTTTTGTTTATATGATTCTAAGGTGCAGGCTTATGATAAGCCGTTTTACGCTCGTGCTACAGGTGAGGCTCTTAGAGCTATTGCCGATGCTGTTGCAGATAAAAATACTCATTTGAATAAGCATCCGGCAGATTACACGTTGTTCGAGTGTGGTTCGTTTGATGAAACCACTGGTATTGTTACGTGGAACGATGCTAAGCTTAATCTTGGCACCTGCTTAGAGCTTGCGGATGTGGATGCACGTCCATCTCCGAAGCTTACGCCGGTTGCTCAGTAAAGCGGTTGTAACAAGAAGCTATTTGCTGCAAGGGGTTTCCAGGTTCCCGTAAAAAAACCTGGTTTTTTTGGGGGAGAACAAATTGAAGTTACCAAGTAATCAAGTTCGCAGTTTTGCGCAGGTTCCGGTTATTAATGCTCCGCGATCGTCTTTCGATAGATCTCACGGCTATAAAACCACGTTTGATAGTGGATATCTTATCCCGTTTTATGCCGATGAGATTCTCCCGGGCGATTCGCAGAATTTGTCAGCTACGCTTTTTGCGCGTTTGTTGACTCCCATTTATCCAGTGATGGATAATTTGTATTTGGATACGTTTTATTTCTTCGTGCCTTTGCGTTTGGTTTGGAATAATTTCCAAGCGTTTATGGGTGAGCAGGTTGATCCTGATACCGATATTACGACGTATGTTTGTCCTACCGTTACTGGTCCCTCTGGTGCTGGTATCACCATTGGTTCTCTTGCAGATTATTTAGGTCTTCCTACAGGTATTGCGTCGGTTGAGTTTAATGCGTTTCATACGAGGGCATATAACCTTATCTGGAATACGTGGTTTAGGGACCAGAACTTGCAGGATTCGCTTGTCGTGGACAAGGATGATGGTCCCGACACGTATACCGACTATGTGTTGAAGAAGCGTGGCCGTCGCCACGATTACTTTACGTCGTGTTTGCCCTTTTCTCAGAAAGGAGCTGCTGTTTCGCTGCCTTTAGGTACTGAGGCACCGGTTATCGGTAACGGTTCTCCTTTTGTGTTTAGTGACGCTACTACGGAATCTGGGATTCAGCGCAGTGGTACGACGCTTACAGGTCCAGCATTGTCTGGTTCCGTTGCAAACCTGAAGTTTGGCTATCACAATGATCCAGCTACCGGTATTGGCCTCAAGGTAGATCTTTCTGATGCTACCGCGGCAACTATTAACTCTTTGCGGCTCGCTGTGCAGATGCAAGCGTTTTTGGAGATCGATGCTCGTGGCGGTACTCGGTATATTGAAATTCTTAAGTCTCATTTCGGTGTCACTTCTCCTGATGCTCGTCTACAACGGCCTGAGTATCTTGGAGGTAATTCTGTGCCGATCAATTTTAATGCCGTTGCGCAGACTTCGGCTACTGGTGTTACCGGTACTCCTCAAGGCAATTTGGCCGCTTTCGCGTCGGGTACGTCTCATGGTACTGGCTATGTTAAGTCGTTCGTAGAGCACGGTGTCGTGCTCGGTCTTTGTATGGTTCGTGCTGATCAAACGTATCAGCAGGGTCGTCATCGTATGTGGACGCGTGAGACGCGCTTCGATTTCGCATGGCCCGTCTTTGCTCACCTTGGTGAGCAGGCTGTGTTGAATTCTGAAATTTATATGCAAGGTACTTCGGCCGATGCTCTTACGTTCGGATATCAAGAGCGTTATGCTGAGTATCGTTTTAAGCCTTCGCAGGTGACTGGTAAGTTTCGTTCTACTGCTTCAGGTACGCTTGATGCGTGGCATTTGGCTATTAAGTACACGTCTCTTCCGACCTTGGGTGATACGTTTATACAAGATTCTCCTCCTGTTTCTCGTATTGTGGCTGTTACGTCTCAGCCTGAGTTTCAAATGGATTGCTTTATCTCGTTGAAACATGCTCGTTGTTTGCCGGTGTATTCTGTTCCTTCGGCTATGGGGAGATTGTAATTATGTCGTTAAGTCAAGACTTGGCGCAGTTGGTTACTCAAGTAGGTAATGCTCTTTCTGATGGTAAAATAGATCCTCAAGAAAGAAGTTTGCTTATTGGTTCGCTTCTTAAAGTAGTTCTTCAAAATATTCTTCATTTGTAGCGGATTTTCCGCTCAGCAGAGCGAGGTGTTATGGCTATAGAGTGGGCGTCCGGTGCTATAGGTGCCGTTGGTGGTATTGTTGGTCAGATGATGCAAAATAATGCTAATGCGAAACAGCAGGCTGCTGCTTTTGCTCAGAATCAGGCTATGGCGCGTGAGCAGATGGCCTTTCAGGAGCGTATGTCCAATACCGCACATCAGCGCGAAGTTGCAGATTTAGAGGCTGCTGGTTTGAATCCGATTCTTTCGGCTACTGGAGGAGGAGGAGCTTCGTCTCCGGGTGGTGCTTCTGCTACGGCTATGGCCGCGCATCAAGGTAACGTTATTGGTGAAGGTACCGCTAAGGCTATGGCTATGGCCGATTGGAAGAAAGATCAGGCCAACAAGGAGGAGACTAATCACCTGCTTCAGGGTCAGGTAGAGAAAAACGCTTACGAGTCTGCTACCGCGCGTGAAGATATGGTCATGACCCGCATAAAGAAACGTATTATGGAGGATCTCGTGCCTCACATGGCGTCAGCTCAAAAAGCTAAGTTACAGGCTGAAGAGATGCAGTCGCATGCTGATGTTGTTAATGCGGAGTTTAATATTAGACACCCGGAATTATTGAATTGGGGTAAAGCGCTAGCCCCTTATGCGTCTAGTGCAGCGTCTGTCTCGAGGTTGTTTCCGTGAGTGTTCGTTCTTATTTAGGCAAGTTTGAAGGTATTGAGCCCAATCGTTGGGTAGACAAAAAGTGGAACCGCGAGATGTGGAAAGAGCGAGGTGGTGCCTTTGAAGGCATTGTTCCTTCTCGCTCTAACCTTGTTCGCCATTCCGGTTCTTCCGCTAAACGTGTCGGTGATGCGTTGGGCGCTATTGAGGATGTTAAGCGGCGTATGCGTGCTTTTGGTTTCGGTAAGTCGCTTGAACAGAAGGAAGCTGAAAAGCAAGCTGTTTTGAAAGGAAGGAAATAATGAAAGCGAGACAAGCGTGGTCTGATGATAGTGTAGTGGAAGCTATTTCGAATGCTTCCGGTATTTCGTTTGAGATTCCTAAGGAGTTGCCGTTAGCGCGTAAAGCTAAGGTTCCAAGCGAGCGTATTAGCGAGGAGGAGTGGATTCGTCAAAACCGCCGGACTAAGCAGGCGGATGCTGACGACACGGATATTAACCGTATTGTTGCGCGTCATGGCATTTCTGCTATTGCGCAGAGCTATGAAGCGTCTATTCGCCGATATGGCGATGTTTCTAATGCGCCTGAATACCAAGAGGCGCTCAATGTGATGATCGCAGCCCAGAACGCATTTATGGCGTTGCCGCCTAAGGCGAGAAAAGAGTTTGATAACGATCCGATTAAGTTTTTGGAGTTTATGGATAAAGGCGACGAAGACGAAATGGTTCGTCTCGGCGTTGCTACCCGTAAGCATGTAGTCGATGCGTCGGGTAATGTGCAAACTAGCGTCGAAAAGGTTGCTGACGCGGTTGCTAAAGAAGCGGCGAAAGCCGCGGGGACCAGTTAACCTACTTGATGTAACTGGTCCCACTGACAGGAAAAACATTCCTGTCAGGTAATTGGGGATTCTAAGGGGGGTATC